AAAACTACAGATTGACCAATTGCGCGAAGAGTTTAAGATGGCTAATATGAATAACTCGCGTGTAATGGAGATTATTGATGCGCTATATTCTGAAAACCAAGAACTCAAACGTCTAATGACAATGAAGTTTAAAGATATAGACGATGAGCAATAACACACTACCTAATAAAAAATATCAGATTATATATGCTGATCCACCTTGGTCATACAAAGATAAGGCGTTAGCTGGTAATAGGGGAGCTGGTTGTAAATATGCAACTCAATCTTCTGAATGGTTAAACTCATTACCTGTAAAAAATATTGCTGACAAAGATTGTATTTTGTTTCTTTGGGTTACAATGCCAAAATTAAATGAATGCTTTCAATTGATTGAGCAATGGGGATTTGAATATAAAACTTGTGCGTTTACATGGGTTAAAAAAAATAAAAAAGCCAACAGTTGGTTTATGGGTATGGGTAGTTGGACTAGAGCTAATTCTGAAATATGTTTACTTGCAACAAAAGGAAAACCAAAAAGAATTAGTGCATCAGTTCGCTCTGTTGTTGACACTGCAATAGAGCAACATTCAAAAAAACCAAATTGTGTTAGAGACAGAATAGTTTCTTTATGTGGAGACTTACCAAGAATAGAATTATTTGCTAGAGAAAAAACTGAAGGTTGGGATGTTTGGGGAAATGAAGTATGAGCAATAAAAAAGAGCGTAGTAAAAAAGCACTCAGTGGTCCGGGCATTGACCTGGACTTTAGCACATCGCCGGCGGTATATGGATTCTTACAGTCTAATAAGTTTGTCCGCGGACTAATGGGACCAGTTGGGTCAGGCAAATCATACGCCTGTGCTGCTGAGATCATGATGCGTGCCGTTAGACAAAAGCCCTCCCCACAGGATGGCATTCGCTATACCCGTTTTGTCATCGTACGAAACTCGTATCCAGAACTTAAGACTACCACAATTAAGACATGGCAGGAGTTATTTCCTGAGAATACTTTTGGTCCAATGTTATATACCCCACCCATCACGCACCACATACGTCTCCCCTCCAGAGGAGATGCTGCGGGAATCGATTGTGAGGTCATATTCTTAGCATTGGATCAACCTAAAGATGTAAGAAAACTATTATCACTTGAACTAACGGGGGCGTGGGTTAATGAAGCTAGAGAACTTCCTAAGGCAGTTATTGACGGTCTTACTCATAGGGTGGGTCGTTATCCTACTCAGCGTGATGGTGGTCCTACATGGCATGGTGTTTGGATGGATACCAACCCAATGGATGACGATCATTGGTGGCATCGTCTAGCAGAGAAAGAACCGATTACCGGTAAGTATGGCTGGGACTTCTTTCAACAACCAGGTGGTGTTATAGAAGTACCGATCGATGAACTACCAGATAATCCAGAAGCAAACGATCATATCTTTGCTAGTGGACGATGGTGGAAGCTGAATCCTAAAGCAGAGAATGTAAAGAACTTACCATCTGGTTACTACTCACAAATGTTGGGTGGTAAGAACTTAGATTGGGTGCGTTGTTATGCTGAGGGTAAATATACTTATGTACAAGAAGGCAGACCTGTATGGCCGGAGTACGATGATAATTTAATGAGTTCAGATGAGGTCGAGTATGATCCTAACCTTCCATTGCATATTGGACTTGACTTTGGTTTAACTCCAGCAGCAGCTATTGGTCAGCGTCTAGCAAATGGACGTTGGGTTGTATTACATGAGATAGTTACTGAAGATATGGGACTAGAAAGATTTGGTAATCAGTTACTAGCTGAACTAAATGCTAGGTACCCTAAGGCACAAGTGTTAGTGTGGGGCGATCCTGCTGGTATGCAACGTGATGCTATTTATGAAGTAACAGCATTTGATTACTTACGCACATTAGGACTACGCGCACAGCCAACTGCATCTAACAACTTCAGAGTAAGGCGTGAAGGGGCAGCAGCTCCAATGCAACGATTGATTGCCGGTAAGCCAGGTCTAATGATACACAAGTCATGTAAGATGATTCGTAAGTCATTGGCCGGTGGTTATCATTTTAAACGTGTGGCAGTTGGTGCGGGCCATGAGCGATTCAAAGATAGTCCAAACAAAAACGAACACTCACACATTGGTGATGCGTTTGGCTACTTAATGTTAGGCGGTGGTGAGCATAAGCGCATGACTAAGAGTCCATTAGCTGCTAGTACATTGATTGCGCCAACAGTTGCAGGGAGCGACTTTGACGTATTCAATTAATCAACAATACCTAGATAAGTTCATGCCCAAGGTTACTCGCGGTGGGTATACACAATTTAAACCTGAACATTTAATTAACTTTAAAGGAATAGACTTTAATGAGGTTTCATTACTATCGCGTAAAGATCGAGAACGCCATATTATATTTCAGTCTCAATGTGGTCCTTCTATCACTGCATACATTGGGTCTACCCCTGTTGCTATTTTTGGGATTGGTTTTATATGGAAAGGGGTTGGTGAGGCGTGGGCTATGTTCTCTGAGCAATCCAAAAGATACCCAATAGCTATGACCAAGGGAGCAAGTACATTTTTTGATATCGTGGAGATATTGTTTGCTTTACATCGTATACAAATTACAGTAAGATTTGATGATGAGCGTGCGGTTGCGTGGGCTAAACACTTGAGATTTGCTTCTGAAGGTTTGATGCATGAATTTAGCGCAGATAAAAAAGATTGTTTTATGATGAGGAGAAAATAGTATGGGTGGAATGTTTGGTGGGAAACCTGATAATTCAGCAGCATTAGAACAAATTGCATTACAAAGAGAAGAGACTGCACAGGCTAGGGAAAAAGCAGCGGCCGAGAAAAGAGATTTAGAGGAATCACTGTCAGCTAAAAAAAGAGCAAGACGTACAGGTGGTTCTCGTATGTTGCTTTCAGAAAGTAGACTTACTCCAGAAACTGGGGTTGATGAAGAAGATACGTTAGGAGCGTAACAATGGCTGCTTATGATTTTGGTATGGCTAAGGCTCGTGGCTTAATAGCCCCTATTCAAGAAGCAGAAGCTGCGTTAATTGACAAAGCCGGAGGTCGTAATGTTTTTAAGTCCGATGATTGGTGGAATGACCAATACAATAAAACTATCAGAGAAGGCATTTCTACTCCAAGAAAAGAATATTTAATGGAAAGTTATGGTGGAATGTTTAGCGGAGTAACTACTTCTTGGATGCCTGTTAAGACAGCAGGTTCAGGAATGGTCCCCAGAAAAACTATGCCTAATGCTCGGTATGAAAATGGTGCGCCAATAACTAGACTTAATACAAATGTAATGGAACAAAAAGATTTAACACAAGCACAACTAGACTCTATTACAGCAGCATCTAAAGCAGCTACTAAAACAGCAAAAGCTGAATCTGCAAAGTCAGAAGCAACATCTAAAAGATTAAAGCGCGCCACTGGTGGGTTGCTAGCTAAAGCGCCTATCCCTGGGACAGAAGGCATGGCAACAGGTTTGCCGATCCTTGGTGAAGGTGGATTAGGATTAACCGCATCTATTCTTGGAGCAGGACAAAAACTATAATATGGATATTAAAACTATCAGGAAGCAAATACTAGCTGACCAAGATGCATTGGATGCATTAGATCGAGCGGTAAGTGTTAAGCAAGTAGAAGATCCTACTATAACTAGAGAGGTTATTGTAGACAAGATTTTATTACCTATTGCATTTCATGAATCAAGAATGGACCCAGAAGCTCAAGGGTTGGATGGTAAAGGGAAGGGGTTGTTCCAGTTTGAACCTAAAAGTCTACTAACTGCTGCAAACAGAACAGTATATAATTTGCACAATACAGTTGAACTAGACAAGCTTAAAGGCAAATCAGTTCCATCTTATGCAAAAAAAATTATTGAAAAGCAAATGCTCGATGCTAGTAAGTTGTCTGTAGGACAGCAAGCAGCTTTGCTAGTGTACGACTTTTTACAAAAACCCAAGGCGAACATCAGCAACGTTACTACTGGTAGGCAAACTATTAACAACTTCTGGTTTAATAACCATTGGGCTGGAGGAAAGAAGTTTAGCAAGGATGTATCCGCTGATCGTAGAGCTAAGTTTAGTTTAGATTATAGTCAATTTTTAGAGGAGATGGAATAGTGTCAGAACCCAAATTAACAAAGAAACAAAAAGAAATGCTGAAGAAGCAAATGGAAAAGAATATAGATAAGAAAACTGACGAAGGTTATAACAAGTATTACGAAGATGAAAAGAAAGGAAACAAGTCTGATAGAGAGAAAATGTTAAAGATGATTAAAAAGCTTCTAAGTAAGTAATATGTGGAGCTGGCATTTATACTGGGGCATGGGTTTTGGTGTTGAATGGACTGAGTCTGAATGGCATTCAGGTGAGATTATTTCTCACTTCTTAATTAATATAGGATGCTTGCGCATTCAATACAGTGAGTGGGCGTAATGGCTATTAACGTAAAAAGAGAATCAGATACCACGAATGCTAGGTACGTTGTATTAACACAAGCTGACATAGATAATAACCAGCAGGTTACTGGTAGTGAAAGACCACTAATCGTTGTTAATACTAATCATCATAGGCTACATGAAGGGCGTGCATATTTTTTATATGAAAACAGAACTAATGGTACACCTTTAGCAGATGGTGCTTCAATAGATTTTGTGATTGCCTCAGGTAGTGGTACAAACATGCACATAACATTTGGTGCAATTTGTGGTGGCGATGCAGAATTATATTTATATGAGGGAGCAACTGCCTCAGGTGGCACTAGCGTAACCGCTGTTAGAAGAAATCGCACTATTAGTAACACAAGTAATACAGCAGCTTTATTAGACCCAACAGTAACTAGTGTGGGAACAGAGTTATTTGCTGAGTTAGTACCTGGTGGGGTTAAAAAGAAAGCAGGTGGTGGTGATGGTGGTTCGTTAGAATATATCTTAAGCCCATTAACTACTTATTTAGTTCGATTAACTAATGTAAGCAATGCTGCACAATACGCAACTTTGGAGTTAGAATGGTATGAATAAACCAGGATTATACGCAAACATTAATGCAAGAAAGAAAGCAGGTACTAGCAGGACTAAAAAGAAATCAACTATATCTGATAAAGCTTATGCACAGATGAAAGCTGGCTTTCCTAAAAAGAAAAAAGCTTAACTATGCCTGCTAAAAAATATCAAAATCCAGAGGGTGGACTTAATGAAGCAGGAAGAAAACACTTTAAAAAAACAGAAGGTGCTAACCTTAAAAGACCGCAAGGATCTGGCACTGATAGTCGGCGTGTATCTTTCGCTGCTCGTTTTAGCGGTATGGCTGGACCTTTAACAGACGAGAAAGGTAGACCAACAAGATTAAAACTTGCATTAAAGAAATGGGGTTTTGGTAGTAAAGAGGCAGCACGTAATTTTGCAAATAGACATAAAAAAGGATAATCATGGTAGCAATGATGAGACTAAAGGCTGAAGATGTTTTAAATAGACATGAGAAAGCTTTAACAAAAAAAGAGGACTTTAGAAACTTGTATGAAGAAGCATATGAGTTTGCATTGCCACAACGTAACCTTTATGATGGACATTATGATGGCAAGGTAGGTGGTAATAAAAAGATGAATCGTGTGTTTGATTCTACTGCCATTAACTCTACACAACGCTTTGCTAACAGAATGCAGTCTGGCGTATTCCCTCCACAAAGACAATGGTGTCGATTAGAACCAGGACCAGATATTCCTGAAGACCGAAAGGCTGAAGCACAAGCAGCATTAGACTCATACAGTAACGTGATGTTTACCACACTCAAGCAATCTAACTTTGACATTGCTATTGGTGAGTTCTTACTAGACTTATCTGTGGGTACTGCTGTAATGATGGTACAGCCAGGTGATGATGTTTCACCAATAAACTTTATTCCAGTTCCTCAGTTCTTAGTATCTTTAGAAGAAGGCGCTAATGGTAACATTGATAATGTGTACAGACGTATGCGCATCAAAGGCGAAGCATTACAAAGACAATGGCCGGACATTAAGATTCCAGAAGAGTTACAAAAAAAGATTGACCAGAAGCCAACAGAAGAGTTAGAGTTAATTGAAGCTACTTTACTAGATCAGAAGCGTGGTGATTACTGTTACCATGTAATACACAAAGACTCTAAGATGGAGCTGCTATATAAACGTATGCCTTATAGTCCTTGGATTGTTGCTAGATACTCTAAGGTAGCTGGTGAAATATACGGACGTGGGCCACTCATCACTGCATTACCGGATATTAAAACACTTAATAAAACATTAGAGTTACTACTAAAGAATGCTTCTCTAGCTATTAGTGGCGTGTACACAGCTGCTGATGATGGTGTCCTGAATCCTAATACAGTTAAGATTATGCCTGGAGCAATTATTCCTGTAGCACGTAATGGTGGACCACAAGGTGAGTCACTACGACCATTACCAAGAGCTGGTGACTTTAACGTATCTCAAATTATTATTAACGACTTACGTGCAAACATTAAACGTGTCCTACTTGACGAAAGTCTCCCACCTGATAACATGAGTGCAAGGTCTGCAACAGAAGTTGTTGAGCGTATGAAAGAGTTATCTCAGAACCTAGGGTCAGCATTCGGAAGATTAATTAACGAAACGATGATTCCTATTGTTTCTAAGATGCTGCAAGTGATGGATCAAAAAGGTATCATTGATCTGCCATTAAAAGTAAATGGATTGGAAATTAAGATTGCTCCAGTAGCTCCATTGGCTATGGCACAGAACATGGATGATGTACAAAACATTCTACAATATGCACAGATTGCACAGCAAGCTGGACCACAAGGTCAAATGGCAATTAAAGTAGATGTGATGCTAGACTACATTGCGGAGAAGTTAGGCGTACCTCAGAAGCTTAGACCAACACCAGCTGAGCGCCAAATGATGCAGCAACAAGCAGAACAGATGGCACAACAGATGGCACAACAAAACCCTGAAGCAGCCGGGCAAATGGCAACACAGATGGCTGAACAAGCAATGCAACAATAAGGATAGATTATGGCTGGATGGGACGATTTAGAACAAGCACTACCTCTTGACGTACGTGATGTTAGTCAAGCTAGAGATGATTTAGATCGCTTAACATTAAGAGTGTTAGGTGATGAAGACGGAAAGAAACTGATGGATTGGTTACGCCAGTCTATTTTGGAGCAACCCGTAGCCTTGCCGGGAAGCGATCCTAGTTATGCATTTTATCGAGAAGGGCAAAATTCGTTAATTAGGGATTTAGAAGCAAGGATAATTAGAGCAAGGAAATTATAATGGAAGAAGCAATCGAGCCTAGTGTTCAGGAAACTGAATCGACTGGCCTACTCGATGGAGCATCACCAGAAGTTGAGGAAGCTAGTACAGATACAAACCAAGTAGAAATAGATCATCGTGATCCCGAAGAGCTTAAAGCAAAGGAAGACTTCGAGGCTCAGAATGAAGATGATGCCCCACTAGAAAGACCAGATTGGTGGCCAGAAAACTTTTGGAAAGGTGAAGAAGCCGAACCAGATTTAGAAGCCATAGCAAAATCTTGGACTGATCTACGTAAACAAATATCACAAGGTAAACATAAAGCACCAGCCGATGGTAAGTATGACACATCTGCTTTTGGTGATACCCCTGAGGACGATCCAGTTAGAGAGCATGTAATGGGTTGGGCAAAAGAACATGGCGTTAGTCAAGTAGCGCTAGATAGTTTGGTTGGTCAAGTTGTATCTATGCAAGGCGATCAAAACAATACCTATCAAGTAAATGTAGAAAATGAGATGAAGCAACTAGGACCTAATGCTGATGCAAGAATCAATGGCATGGTTAAATGGGCTTCTGGTCTTGTTAATAAAGGCGTTTGGTCTAAGGGTGACTTTGAAGAGTTTAAGGTGATGGGCGGTACTGCCAAAGGCTTAAATGCTTTAGAAAAACTTAGATCATCATACGAAGGCAGACTTCCTGTTGAAGCTGCTCCAGTTGAAGGCGCACCATCTAAGGACGAGTTATACCAAATGGTGTCTGATCCTTTATACACAACTGACCCATCTTATCGAGCTAAAGTAGAAAGAGCGTTCGCTCAGAACTTCAACTCGTAATTCATTGCAAATAAGCCTTATCTGTGGTATATTCATGGGTAAGGCATATTGTAAAGCACCACTAAATACAACCCTTAACGCAAGTAACCTTGTCGAATGGCTATCGTAAATAGCAAGCACTGGCCCAGGTCTCTGGCATACCACAGCGATTAATTTATTTTATTAATTTCTAAGGAGAAACAACAATGGCTATTGGATTATCTAATGCTTTTGTAACACTCTTTGATGCCGAAGTTAAGCAGGCTTACCAAGCGAAAGCACAATTGGTTGGTGCAACTAGACAAAGACGCGGCGTTGAAGGTGCAACAGTAAAATTTCCTATCGCAGGAAAAGGCGTAGCAACTCTACGTGTACCACAAACAGACGTAACACCACTTAACGTGGACTTCAGTCAAGTAACAGCTACACTGCAAGATTGGAATGCAGCTGAATACTCAGACATTTTCATG